ACCTATCACTCTTAAGCAGACAAGCGCAGCTGTTTCAGCTACAAATCCTTTATACAGCACTACGATTTTGGTAAACAACACCACCGACATTAACGGCGCTGTTGCTGATATTGCCACACAATCGATTTCATTTACATGTAACTCACCAATCGTAATTACAACTACCTGATAAAAAGAAAAGGGGCTAAAAAATGGCACGTCTAAAAATAACAAGATCAAGCGGTGAAGTCAGCGAGCATCAAATCTCGCCAAGGATTGAATACGCTTTTGAGTTATATGCAAAAAAAGGATTTCATAAAGCCTTTAGAGATGACGAGAAACAAAGCGACGTCTACTGGATCGCTTGGGAGTGCTTACGCACAGCCGGCGAAACTGTACCGATGTTCGGGGCAGAATTTTTAGATACCTTGGCTAAGGTCGAGGTACTGGACGATCTGCCTTTAGCTTAGGGCGCGACACCGCAACTTATTTGATAGCACAACTATCAATACGGTTACAGGTCGCGCCTCAAGCGATACTCGAACTTGATACGGAAATGTTTAGGATGTTAATAAAAGTGCTTCAAGATGAAAGTGAGGAGTTGGAAAATGCCCGTAAGAATATCCGGCGTCCTCGAAACCGTTAAGGCTTTACGTAAATTTGATCCTGATTTATTGAAAGCGATGAACGCTGAGATCCGGGCTGTGATGGTTCCTTTACGCGATAAAGCTCGAGGGTACGCACCTTCTCCACAGCCGGATAATCTTTACGCATGGGCCGAAGGATCATCTAGCGGTAAAATTACAGCGCGTAATTCATCTTTTAGGACTTTTAATACTGAGGGACGTTTACGTTTGTTTCCCTTGTACGATCACGATCAAGCGGTAAGAGGTATTTACTACTCTCAGGCTCCCAGCAAAAGAAACCGTAACGGATGGCAAGCTCTTTATTACGTAGCTAATAAGTCAGCCGCCGGATCTATCTACGAGACAGCTGGCCGCGCTACAGCGCCATCTAATCGAGGCTATCGCTCAAATAATCCCGGAGCCGGTGCTCACTTTGTTAGTCGTATGGGGCCTCTGTATGGAGACAAACAAGCCGAGCGTGGTCGTATGATTTTTAGAGCGTGGAAAGAGGACAAAGGTAAAGCTCAAGATGCTGTAGCCATGGCTCTTAATAAAACTATAAGCGCGTTTAACCGTAGCGGATTTGGCAAGGCCGCATAATGGCCGCGCCTAATTTAGTTGTATCGGCTGTAGCTGAGTGGAACGGTAAAGCCTTAACAAAGGCCTCCGGACAAATAGGCAAGTTTGATAAGACAGTAAAAAATTTAGGCCGCACTTTAGGCGTTACCTTTAGCGCCGCTGCCCTACTTAGTTATTCAAAAAAGGCCCTAGCAGCCTACGGCGAACAAATAGCAGAAGCTAAGCGCCTAGATAAAGCTTTACGCAATATTGGCTTCTCTTTTGCTAGCTCAGAGGCCGAAGGTTATTTAGATACCGTTGAAAAAGTAACAGGCATAAATCGAGATCAGTTACAACCTGCCTTTATTCAACTGGCACAAATAACTAGATCTACAACTATCGCTCAATCTATGCTTAACACAGCTTTAGATGTTAGCGCTGGTACAGGTTTAGATTTAATATCTACTACAAAAATATTAAGCCAAGCCTATACGGGTAACTACAAAGGTCTTAAACAATTAGATCTTGGTCTAACTAACGCTGAATTAGCTGGTAAATCATATTTACAGATAGAAAAACTTTTAGCTATTCAATATGCCGGACAATCAAAACTCGCCGCTGATTCATATCAAGGCTCACTTGATCGCCTAAAGATAGCAGCCGAGCAAGCTAGCGAGCAGATAGGACAATCCCTTGTTTCTGCTTTAAGTATCTCCTCCGGTGGCATGGATAAACTCATAAATAAAGTCGATGATGCTTCTGACTCTATTGCCGGGATGATAACTAACACTTCATATTTAATAAAAGAATTAGGTAAATTGCCTGGAGCTGGTGTTTTAAGTAATATTAAAGATGCTATTTTTGGCCAACTAGGTAAATTCTCTATTGGTAATATCAGAAAACTTTACGATCAAGTAACAGGAAAACAAGGCGGTTTCCCTCAAGGCTTACCGGCGGATCTAAAGAATTTTGGTGCCAATACGGAAAAAGCCAAGATGGATAAACTGGCTTTACAACGCCAAAAAGAATTACTAGCTTTACAGAAAAAAGCTGCCGCCGCTGCGATTGCTACAGCTAACGCTAAAAAACTTGGACTAGCCATAGATAAAGCCAATCTTGTACTTGGTAAAGGCGGAGATGTTTTTGATTTAGAGAAAATCCAACTTGAGGCCGCTAGATTAAATCAGGTTCAGCAACTAACAAAAGCCACTAGCGCAGCTCAACTTCTAGCTATTACTAATGATCTTGCTCGCTTGCAGGTCTTAAAACAGATGAAGGAATTAGAAGATGCTATTGCTTCTGGCGATATAAAAAGAATTGAAGCTGCAACAGCTAAACTAAATGCAGATATAAAAATTCTTGGTGTTTTAACTCAGCAAGAACTTAAACTATTAGACATAAAAGCAATATTAACTGCGCTTGCTTCCAAGGATTTAATTAACTTAACTAACCTCAATGAAGCTGCTCGCATACTCGGACTCTTAAATATCCCAGCCGGCGGCAAAATTACGGTTGAAATTAGTGCGGCGGCCGAGGCTGCCCTTGCAGCACTCGCAGCTGCAACAGCGGCAGCAAAATTAGCAGCCGGTACTATTAAAAAGAAATATACCTCAGACGAAATAAATGACATTATTAGAAGGCTTACTCAAGGTGAGAAAATCACCGTATCCGAAGGTGCTGCTATTGGCGTATCAGATCCAAAATCTCTTAAGCCCGATCCTGTAGGTCCTGTTACTCCGCCTGTAGTTACAACTACTACATCTACTTTTGGCGATAAGGGACTTTTAAGCTCTATTATTGCTGCCGTATCAATCGCTGCGACCGTAGCAGCTGAAAACGCCGCAGCTATCAAAGCTGCTAATGCTCAAGCCGTAACAGTAAATAATAACTTTAATGGTGTAATTGGAGATCCCAACGCGCTTGCTACCTTGATTACGGACATCGTACAAAATGCCATAGATCGCGGCACGATTAAGGCTACGACCCTCTCATGACATGGGTTCCAGCTTGGCGCGTAACAGTAGGTGATGATGTATACACAACTGTTACCGGTGTTAGTTATGCAACAGGTCGTACAGATATTGATCGGCAACCTACGGCAGGTTACTGCCAAGTAGATATCATAAACGCTACTAACGCTCCTTTTACTATCAATGTCACAGAAGGCGTAACGCTAGAGCTCAAAAACTCGTCCGGCACTTATGTAACTGTGTTTGGTGGAGAAGTTTCAGATTTTAATATTGCTGTGAGAAGTCCGGATGAAACCGGCTTTGTAACTACTGGCACTATTTTAGGAGTCGGTAGCCTTTCTAAATTGACTAAAGCTATCTATAACACAGCTTTAGCAGAGGGCTTAGATGGTACGCAGATAGCCGAGATAGTAGGTAGCGCGCTTAATCTTAAGTGGAACGAAGTGACTCCTACGGTTACATGGGATACCTACCCACCGATTCAAACATGGAGTGATGCAGAGTCTTACGTTGGCACTATTGATCCGGGCTTTTATACGATGGTCAATATAGCCGCTAACGCTTCTGCCAAGTCTCAGACTCTTGCAGATCAAATAGCACAAAGCGCACTCGGACAACTTTTTGAGGATCGCTATGGAAATGTAAATTATGACGATGCCGATCATAGATCTAATTACCTTGCCGCCAATGGCTTTACTAACCTTGATGGATCCTATGCAACTCCGAGCAGTATTCAATCCCAAACACAGATAGCTCGTATCCGTAATAGCCTTATCTACCGTTATTCAACGACTTACGGCTCTACCTACACCGACTCGGATCAAGACTCTATCGCCTCTTTTGGACTCTTTGAGAAATCTACCGAGTCAAATATTAAAAGCCTAGTAGACATTACACAGATCGCTACGAGAGAGCTTAACCTACGTAAAAATCCTAGAGGCTCACTCGGGGCAATTACTTTTAGACTAGACAATTCTAATCTGCCAGATGTAATGCTAGATAACCTTATTAGTATTTTTTTTGGCCAGCCTGTTTTAATTAATAACCTACCTAGCAATCTACTCGGCGGTACATTTGATGGCTTTGTAGAAAATATTGCTGTTAGGGCTACTCCGACTTATGTAGACATGACCCTTTATGTCTCAGCTACAGATTTCTCATTATCAACTACACAATGGGAAACAGTATTGCCCGCCTCTCTAATTTGGACAGGCGTAAATGCTACACTTACATGGACTAATGCGATTGGAGCACTAACGTAATGAGTACAACCACCCCTTTATTCGGCTGGGTCGTTCCCACGTCGAGCGATTTAGTAAAAAATGGCGCGGTAGCCATTGAAACTTTAGGTGATTCCATTGATAGTTCAATGGGAGATCTTTTAGGTGGCACAACTGGTCAGGTGCTATCAAAGACATCTAATACAGACATGGACTTTACATGGACAACAGCGGCAGCAGCCGGAGCCTCTGTTAATTTATTGTTGAACTCTAATTTTGCAATCAATCAGCGAGTTTATGTTTCGGCAGCTAATCTAGCGTCCGGTTCATACGGTTTTGATCGTTGGAAGTCCAATTATACAAATACAACATTAACTTTTACAGCCTCAACACAAGGTCAATCTCTTACAATAAATGCAAGTGGCGGATTACAACAGATCATCGAGCAAGGATTAGTACCTGCCGGTACTTATACGCTTTCATGGACAGGCACAGCTACAGCTCGTGTTTATAATTCCGGCGGCACTCCACCCTCCTATGCTGCTTCACCTGTTACTTTTACAGCAGACGGCGCAGCAAATGTAGTAGTTGAATTTACAGCCTCGGGAGCGACTAAAACATTATCTAAAGTTCAATTTAATGCAGGCACCAATACAACATGGGCATTAGCTACTCCGACATTACAAAGTGAATTGTCCGCTTGCCAGCGTTATTACTATCGACAAGGCGGAGATGCTCTTTATGGTTATTTTGGGCTCGGTATTGCTTCGGGTACTACTCAATCAACTCATGTGGTAGTTTTTCCAACGACAATGAGAATCCCAGCATCGTCAGTTGATTATTCTACTTTAGCCGTTCAACAAAATGGTGGTGTCTCTTTAATAGTAGTTACCTCTGTTAGTATAAATGCTGGTTATACAACCAAAAATGTTTGCACGCTTTATTCTAACGTAGCGTCTGGTTTAACTACTGGCACAACTTACACATTACTAGGAAATAACAGTACATCTTCATATATCGGATTGAACGCGGAGTTATAAAATGACAGTTTCCTTTATTGAAATCACCGATCCACTTACAGGCGCAATTTATGAATACGCAATTATCGATTGGGGCAACGATCAATTTACCTCAATGACAAAAGCCGAGTACGACAAAGAGTATCCGAGTGGAGACTAGCTATAACGGCTACCCTGCATCAAAAGATCCGGCCGAGATAAAGATAAAGTCCTACCCTGTAAAGGGTACGGATCGTAAGCTGCGATGTGCTGAGAGCGTGGGGCCACTACTCACAGCCTTCGCGGCTGAATTTCATGAGCTGATCGAGCCAATCGATGAGGGTACTTTTGACGACTGGGGCTATGCCTACAGGATGGTTAGAGGTAATCCGACAAAACTTTCATGTCACTCATCCGGCACGGCGATCGACCTCAATGCTACAAAGCACCCTTTAGGTAAGTACGATACTTTTGCAGCCAAGAAGGTACCTATGATCCGAGCCCTAGCTAAAAAGTACGGCCTCAAGTGGGGCGGCGACTTTAAGACAAGGCCGGACGATATGCACTTTGAGGTTGAAATATCAACAATTAAAGCCAAACAACTTATAACAAAGTTAGGATTAGAAAATGCCAAGTAGTGCACAAGTAACAGTAGGAGTAACAGCTACAGTATTAGTCGCGGCTAATATTGCCGATCAGACCGCCTATTTACATAACTCAGGCGGAGGCGCTGTCTATCTTGGGGATGCCAACGTAACGACAAGTAACGGCTACAAAATGGATAACAACGATAAATTGACTTTATCTGTTGGAGATCATGAGGGTTTATACGCTGTTACCGCATCCGGTACTAACGTGGTCGGCGTACTAAAACAAATCAACTAAGGGCATTTAGGAGCAAGACCATGAAAGAGCAAGCAATCGCAGCCGGTAAGTCCTACCTCAGATCAGCTATCGCCTGTGTGGCAGCGCTGTATATGAGCGGGATTTCAGATCCAAAAGTATTAGCTAACGCGTTTATCGCTGGGCTAATCGGGCCAC